GGCGGTGCGCATAGTCTCGTCACGATAGATGATCGGGGATTCAGTAACATTCACGCCGGAAGTGAACTCAAACAGGGTTCTGGCGTCGTTCTCGTACTGTTTTCCCCAGGCCAGCGCCTTAGCGTTAACTTCCGGAGCCACACCGGTGCAAACCTCGGCAAGTAGGGTGTGGAAGTAGGACATTTTCATGTCAGGCCATTTCTTTCCGGAGCGGGGTTTTGCTATCACGTTGTGAACTTCTGAAGCTGTGATGACGCCGAGCCGTAATTTGTGCCACGCATCATCCCCCTGCACGATAGCTCTCACGTCGATCCCAGTACGCTGCAGGATAATGTTCGGTGTCATATTGCCACCTTCTGCTCTGCGGCTTTCTGTTTCAGGAATCCAAGAGCTTTCACTGCTTCGGCCTGTTTCAGTTCTGACAATGCATGAATGTCGCGGCGAAATATCTGGGAACAGAGCGGCAATAAGTCGTCATCCCATGTTTTATCCGGGCGATCAGCAGAGTGTTAATCTCCTGCATGGTTTCATCGTTAACCGGAGTGATGTCGCGTTCCGGCTGATGTTCTGCAGTGCATGCGGTATTTTCGACAATGCGCTCGGCTTCATCCTTGTCATAGATACCAGCAAATCCGAAGGCCAGACGGGCACACTGAATCATGGCTTTATGCCGTAACATCCGTTTGGGATGCGACTGCCATGGTCCGATGATTTCTTTGCCTTCTCGGGTTTTGAATGGTTCGCGACGGCACTCATCCATCCACTCGGTAACGCAGATCGGATGATTACGGTCCTTGCGGTAAATCCGGCATGTACATGATTCATTGTCCTGCTCAAAGTCCATGCCATCAAACTGCTGGTTTTCATTTATGATGCGGGACCAGCCATCAACGCCCACCACCGGAACAATGCCGTTCTGCTTATCAGGGAAGGCGTAAATCTCTTTCGTCCACGGATTAAGTCCGTACTGGTTGGCGACGATCAGCAGCGCGATGAATTGCGCATCGCTGGCATTACCTTTAAATGCCGTCTGGCGAAGAGTGGCGATCAGTTCCTGCGGGTCGACAGAATCCATGCCGACGCGTTCAGCCAGCTTCCCGGCCAGTGTTGCAAGTGCTGTACTCATTCGTTTTATACCTCTGAATCAATATCAACCTGGTGATGAGCAATGGTTTCAACCATGTACCGGATGTGCTCCGCCACGCGTTCTTGAAATTCAACATCGTCATCAAATGCGCGACTGATTGCCTGTTTGCTGGCACCGTGGCGTTGCAAATGGTCGATGCAGAGCGATTCAAACAGGTGCTGGGGCAGACCTTTTTCCAGGTCGTCCGCCAGCTCCGTTTCTTTTTCTTCGCGAACGATTTGCTGGTAGTGGCGTGACCATGCCTGCTCTTCAATGCGATCAAAAATTGGGCATGTACTCATCATCCGTCACCCCAAAATTTTCAAGTTTGTTTGCAATCATCATTGCAATACCCGGAATTAATGGCGCTGAGGCTATACCCGCAGGATTTGCACATAAACCGTAAACCGCTGCAATCACCACTTGTCTTTTCCAGTCGAGTTTTTCTAATGATGAAGCTGCTGCTTCGCCAGTTTCATCACTGCAATCGCGATGCGGATCGCTGCCATCGTTCTCCTTGTGCGGATGTTCAGCACCTTCCATTTCCTCCAGACCTTTTTCCTGATATTCATTCTGATTTTCTTCATTAAAGGTTTTCTGATACGTTGCGTCGCCCATCACCGCACCACAGTCAGGGCAGTTATCCCCGCCAGTCTGACCGCAGGCATTGCAGACTATTTCCGGTTCCTGTTGCACTACTGGCTCAGGTTGTTTCGCATCCGGGCTGATTTTTTCCGTTTCTGGCTGGTTCTGGTACACAGAATCGCGAGTCTGGATCCCCTTAACCCATTTCGGATCGTTCGGGTCGCTAATTCCGTCAACAAATTCACCACGTGATGCAGCAAGCAATTTATCGGCATCGACAGGATTTTTTGATGGAATGTTTTTCCGGGCTTCATGGAGTTCTGCCCGCTTTTTCTGGTATTCCGCTTCAACAGGGTTTACCTGTGACTGAGCATCCAGCGGCTGCGTGTTCTGATGATGTTCAGCTGCATCCGGTTCCACTGTTTCAGCCGTTGCCTGTTCATGTGCCATTGCGCCAGATGGTTGCGGTTTTTCTTCATCATCCTGTTTTTCTTCTTCTGTTACACGCTGCGGCATCGGGGCAGAGGAGCGACCGCAGGCAATATCCACGATTTCCGGATCAGGGTTGGCATGATCGGTTTCAGTCAGTACTTTGTTCAGATATTCAGTGACGTGCGCGGGGATGACCTCGATCCCAATTGGTGCTTCTTTTACGGACGCAACCACGATGGCGCGGGAATAATCCAGCCCGCCAGGCATGGTGATGAATTTGTCGCGGAAAACAGAAAAGGGCGGTTTATTTTCAGCGATAATTTCCTCAATGCGTTTAGCGTGTGCCGGATGAAGGTTATAGATGTCCACGTCCATTGAACGGGCCAGTACGCCAGTGGCTACATCGCGCGCCAGTGACGTCAGATCGTGGACGAAACCTTTGCCGCGATCGGTGAGGTTCCCGCCGCCAGCATTAGCACCGGAAGCCGTGCGGGTGATACGTGAAACACGATTTCCTTTCATCCACTCTTTTGTCAGCAGACCGCGATCGGTGTAGTCAGTGCCCAGGTATGCTTCGAAAAAAGCAGTCATCAGCCCCAGGCTTGAATTGCCTGGATTAGGGAAAACTCTGTCAGTATCACGCACCAGTTTGTGGAGATCGCGAATTTCCAGCGGATCGAGCAGGCTGGTTTTGTGGGAAACAGCCAGGGCAGTAACAGCTGGTAGTTCTTCAGCTCGTGCAATGTGTAATGCCTGGAGTTCGTCGCGTGAAACGTGCGTTACCGGTTTTTCGCTGCCGTGTTGAGCAAGCCAGCGAATGGGCAGCTCCTGACCGGAAATCGGGAGTAGCATATTCTCCTCAATCTCCGTCATGTCTTCGCCATTAACATTGGTATTGTCAGTGCTGGCTGGTTTGTCCTGCGCAGAGGATGAGGGCGCGATAAATACCATTGTGATGCCATCTTCCCCGCCTTTTTCGTAACGGTTGCAGAATTCCGTATCAAATACGCCTTCTGGTGGAAGGTCATCAACAACGGGCAAATTGACGCGAACAGGTTTTTTAAAGTCATCTTCATCGTAGCCAGCATCGTCAATCGCAACAGCACCACGGGAGATGGCAATGGATAATTTTTTCGCTTCAGCCCAGTAGAAACCGCCTTTAATACCGAGACGTTTTCTTACTTTGTCATTTTTTGCTTCGTAATACAGTGAGTAAACTTGTTTATCGGTGCTCATTGTTTTTTAACCTCAACTCAGATTAAAATTAATGCGAGTGATGAATAAATGTCCCAGGTTCTTCACTCAGGCCTGCACAGTGTGCAGGCTTTCTTTTTTTCAGATTTCACCTTTTAATTTCATTGCAATCAGAGTTGCCAGAAATTCGGCTTTTTTTTCTGCGGGCAGATTCTTTCCTATGTGCACCAGACACATTTTTTTAACACCATCGTTAAGTGTTTTAACGTTGCCTGATGGACCGTCGATATCAACCACAGTGAATGGGGTTTCTTTATTTTCTGTTTTAATCACATAGCCAATACGCTTTCCTTCCAGATTAACCTCATGAACAATGTCATCAGTAGTAACAACAGTGGCTTCATAACTGGTAATCATGTTTTTCTCCTTAATTAAGGTTGAGAGAATCCCTGCCATTGCTGGCATAAATTCAGTTTCGAATAGTCAGTTAATTAAAGTTCGTGTGCCATCTGGTCTTTTTCGGCACATTGCTTACAGCAGTATTTATGCTCCTTACGTGCAATAAGGGAACCGTGCATATAAATAATTTCAGCAGTAAAGGCTTTTTCAGGTTCAATTTGTTTATTACAGAGCGTATATGCACAGGGAATTAAATCCGGGTCCCCCTTTTGCTGGAGGATTTTTCTGATTCTCCACAGCCATTTTTTAATTCCGGTGTGACTGATGGTCTGCCTGGAGGCAGGCGTAAAACAATAATCAAGCATGGGGTTCATATCCATAGCTCCATTTTTATTTTAAGGAAAGCAACTGCTCTACGGTCATATTTTTAATTGCGCTCCGGTTTACAAGAGTCCAGCCTTGTTTCTTCAGATAAAACTGGAAGGTATCCAGGGTGCAGACCATTGCGCCGTCAGGAACGGTTTCAGTGAATTTGATATTGCCGTGTTCGTCGAGACGGATAACCAGGGTGCGTCCGTCCCCGTGAATCATTTTGTCGGGAGACGGGGCGTTATTCTGGCGCAGTTCTGCTTCCATGCGGTCGAACTCAGCAATGTATGCCTCTTTAAATGCAGCGGCTTTTTTGCCAGTGAAGCCCATCACCAGGAAAACGAAGCCGTTTTTGGTGATTTGGTACATGGGGCGTTTTTCGCCTTTGGCGTCGGTGTAGGTAACGGGCGTAAAATTGCGCTCGTTAAAATCTTCAGAGCATTCTAGCGTTTCAATTTTGCGCAGAACGTCCTTGTGCATTTTGCGGAAGAACTCTGCAACCGCAACAGACGTAGTGACAGCGCGACCATTTTCGATGGTTACGTCAGGGTGAGAAAGGGTAGGGATAGTAGCCATAATGGCAGCCTCTTGGTTAAGTATTAATAACTCACCACCAAGGTTTTCCACGACCATAAGGGTGGTGAGACGTACAGGGGTGGAAATACCGGTCAACCAAGAATCCGGCCAGCCTTGCAGCTGCCCTGCACGCCCCACCATAATCTGAATGTGGCTGTGCTTGACGCATAAAAAAACCGCCTGAGCGCGGTTATGCGCTTGATTGAATTCCGGGTTTCCACGCCCGGCACCCGTTTTATGAGGTGCAGGTGCACTATAATTCCACCCGTTCTGGTTTTCAATAGCTACATTCAACATTTTCTCTACCTTTCATCACCGAAGTGAACTTTGTTGATGCGGTGCCTGGTGCCTCCAGGTGACGTTAACCAGTTAACAATTAACGCCGGATAATCCACCCATAACACTGATGCTTTTAACTGTTCCGCGTGCGCTTAGCCGCATTCACCGCATCACAAAATTCACTTTAAAAAGGGCGGACATCAGCCGAACTTCAAGAAAAAAACTGATGCCGCCAAGACTACACACAGCAGTGTTGTTATTCACAACCGGAGGCGCACTCCCACCATTTAAATTTAACAGACAAGACCGACTCTTTATGGATACCGGAAATGCGCCTTCGTGTTGTGCCCGGTTTTATTTCACCACCTCCGGGCTTTGGTGGCCTCGGCTATACCCCTACAGCAAGAATATTGAATTAATCCAATAAATGGTTTAGCTGGTATTTTTGGCAAGCCAGCGACGTGCGCCAGCTTCGGTTTTAAACGATTTGCTTTTGGTATACGTCATGGCGGTGAACGTTCCATCCTGGTTGGGGAACACGCCACACACCAGGGATTCGTTGTTGCCGAGGTCGATTTTTTGCATTTTGGGAACCCTCACATCTTGTTGTTGCGGATAGAGGCTTCTGCCTGCCAGAGATCCCAGTCGTTGCTGCGTAGAGCCTGTACAGCTTGGCTGTAAGTGATGCCGCAACAATCCATCAAATACTGAACTACTTCGTAATGCACCATTTTATCTCTCCCTTTAACGCCGGGTGGCGGAACTAAAACCTACAGCGCCGTGCTGTTCTTGATAGAATATTAGTAACACGGATATTTTAAGTCAACAGTATGGCGTATGATATTTTTGATTTAGTAACTATGTAAATGTTTTTTCAAGGGAAAAATATTAGTTATACAGCTGATTTTCAGAAGTTATGGCACAAAAAAACCGACTAAGACGTCGGTTTTTTGTTGTGGATGGGGTAGTGAGTGGTGGCTACTGGTTACGTTTCTTTAGTGCCAGCATGTTCTCGAAGGCTTCCTCGTAGAGCTTGTTTAGTCCACGTAGCTGGTTAAGGAGTTTGGCTTTTTCTGACGCAGGTAGAATCTCGAAGAGGTTAAGTAACTCAGCCTGTTCTTCATTGACCAGCCTCCATCCTTTGCCTGAAAAGCTATCATCATAAGTATCTGATGATCTTACATAATTCATTAAGTCTTTAAGGTCTTCTCGAATGTCCTCTGGTTTTACCTTTAACAGAGCCGCAAATTTTAGCGCAGCGTCGGTATTTACCGGTATCTTGCCGTTCAGATACTGGCTAACGGTGCCTTGAGATTCGAATCCCAACAACTCAGCCGCCAGCTCTTGAGTCAGCTTCAGCTCTTTTTTTCTTGCATTCCATGCGGCTTTTAAATTCTTGCTCGCTTCTGGAGTTGCAATCACTTCGCGTGTTTTTTTCATACATAGAGTTTATTTGTTTTACCAATATTATCAAAGATAGTCTGACTGTTGATCTTTAAAATTAGTGGGGCTAATATTTGCTCGAGGCATAACGTAGAAGGTTGGCTATGAACTTAAGAGACTATTTAAAAGAGAAACATATCACCCAGTTACAGTTTGGGAAGCTAACGGGTTTATCTCAGGTGCATGTAAGTCGAGTGCTGGGGGGCTATGAAAGATTCAGCCCTGAAAAAGCATTACGTGTTGCTGAAGTAACGAATTTCGAGGTTACACCTCATGAACTCCGGCCTGATATCTACCCGAATCCGACCGATGGTTTACCTGTTGGATGTAAGGCTAACACACAAAATGCACAGGAGTTGATTCATGAAAATCAGGCATGAGCACATCGAATCAGTGTTGTTAGCCCTAGCCGCTGAAAAAGGGCAGGCGTGGGTCGCTAACGCAATTACTGAAGAATATCTCCGCCAGGGGGGAGGTGAATTGTCTCTGACACCAGGCAAGGACTGGAACAATCAGCAGAACATCTATCGCCGTTGGTTAAAAGGTGAAACGGAAGCGCAAAGGGAAAAAATTCAGAAGCTGATCCCAGCAATTCTGGCAATCCTTCCGCGGGAGCTGCGTCACCGACTCTGCATCTTCGATACCCTGGAACGCCGTGCATTACTGGCGGCGCAGGAGGCGTTGAGTACGGCAATTGATGCGCATGATGATGCAGTCCAGGCCGTTTACCGGAAAGCGCATTTCAGCGGCGGCGGGTCTTCCGACGATTCTGTCATTGTTCATTAAGCAAAAGTTTCCATGCTGTTTGTGCTTATTCTAAGCCACCGGGCAGCATCATACGGGGCAATTATGGCCGCATTACCATACATGCAACTGTACATAGCTGATTACCTGGCTGACACCATGCATTTGTCAGCAGAGGAGCATGGTGCGTATTTGTTGCTGATGTTCAATTACTGGCAAACAGGAAAGCCAATACCTAAAAACAGGCTGGCAAAAATTGCCCGTCTGACTAACGAGCGATGGGCTGATGTTGAACCATCCTTGCAGGAGTTTTTTTGCGATAACGGCGAGGAATGGGTGCATCTTCGGATTGAGGAAGATCTGGCATCAGTCAGGGAAAAATTAACCAAAAAATCAGCCGCAGGAAAAGCATCTGTTCAGGCCAGAAGAAGCAGAAAGGAAGCTGATGTTCAAACAAAACAAGAGAGAAATTTAACAGGTGTTCAAACAGATGTTGAAGTGGTGTTTGAACATGATGTCAACACAAAGGCAACTAATAAAGATACAGATAAAGATCTAAAAACAGATCCCCCCCTAAATCCCCCCCGGGGGAATCGAGGTGTCAAAAAGTTTGACCCTCTGGATATTGTTTTGCCGAACTGGATTTCTGTCTCGCTTTGGCGTGAGTGGGTTGAATTTCGCCAGGCATTGCGAAAACCGATTCGAACGGAGCAGGGCGCTAACGGGGCGATACGGGAACTGGAAAAATTCCGTCAGCAGGGTTTTACACCTGAGCAGGTGATTCGACACAGCATCGCCAATGAATACCAGGGCCTGTTCGCGCCGAAAGGTGTTCGGCCTGAGACGTTGCTCCGACAGGTTAACACCGTCTCGTTGCCGGACAGTGCGATCCCGCCTGGCTTCAGGGGGTAACAGACCATGAAAAATATTGCGACAGGAGGCGTTCTGGAGCGTATCCGCAGACTGACCCCACCACATGTAACCGCCCCATTCAGAACGGTTGCGGAGTGGCGCGAGTGGCAACTTGCTGAAGGCCAGAAACGTAGTGAGGAGATCAACCGCCTGAATCGCCAGTTGCGGGTGGAAAAAATTCTGAATCGCTCAGGCATCCAGCCGTTGCACCGTAAATGCTCGTTTGCGAATTACCAGGTGCAGAACGACGGCCAGCGATACGCGTTAAGCCAGGCGAAATCCATCGCCGATGAACTGATGACCGGGTGTACAAATTTTGCGTTCAGCGGAAAACCTGGTACCGGGAAGAATCACTTAGCGGCAGCTATCGGGAATCGCCTGCTGAAAGACGGTCAGACAGTGATTGTGGTTACCGTGGCTGATGTTATGAGTGCTCTACACGCCAGCTATGACGACGGGCAATCAGGCGAAAAATTTTTGCGGGAACTGTGCCAAGTGGATCTGCTGGTTCTTGATGAAATTGGCATTCAGCGCGAGACAAAAAACGAGCAGGTGGTGCTGCACCAGATTGTTGATCGCCGGACAGCGTCGATGTGCAGCGTGGGGATGCTGACAAACCTGAACTATGAGGCCATGAAAACATTGCTCGGCGAGAGGATTATAGATCGCATGACCATGAACGGCGGGCGATGGGTGAATTTTAATTGGGAGAGCTGGCGTCCGAATGTCGTCCAGCCAGGAATTGCGAAGTGATTTTTACCGGGAGGAAATTTTAATGGAAACCGTTTTTGATGCACTGAAAGCAATGGGAAAAGCCACGTCGGTAGAACTGGCTGCGCGACTTGATATCAGTCGTGAAGAAGTGCTGAACGAGCTGTGGGAACTGAAAAAGGCTGGATTCGTTGATAAAAGCGCGTACACCTGACGTGTGGCCGATAACAACGTTCAGCAGGAACATCCAGTGCCGGAAGAACAGCCGGAAGAAATCGCCACGGCAACAGTAGCGAAAATCTCAGAGTGCGATTTAACCGCGACGATTGAACAACGCGGACCACAAACGGCGGATGAACTGGCTACGCTGTTCGGTACCACATCCCGCAAAGTTGCTTCAACGCTGGCAATGGCAATCAGCAAAGGACGCCTGATTCGCGTAAATCAGAACGGTAAATTTCGTTACTGCATGCCGGGCGGTAATTTACCAGCAGAGCCGAAAGCTGCATCGGTAGCGGAAACTGATGGTAAAGCCTTTCCTCAGCCTGCATGTGTTGTTTTACCAGTACAGGAGGCTGCAATACAGGAAGAAATTAAAACAGAAACTGTGGCGGACATTGTGCAGCCGCTGCCATCGTTCACTGAAACGCGAGCAGATGACCTGGTTTTACCATCGCTGCATATGGCAAACCGCGAACTGCGTCGGGCGAAAAGTCATGTCCAGAAGTGGGAGCGAGTCTGCGCCGCGCTGCGTGAGCTGAACAAGCACCAGGATATTGTCCGTCAGATTGTCGATTCCTCCAGTCGTATTGTGTCGGAAAAGTGATTCTAGGGGAGGGCTTATGGCAAAAGTATTAACACAGGAAGAGCGAGAAAAAATTAAAGGGCAGATTGTTGATCTCGTACGCCAGAGCGAGCGAGAGACGTTACGACAACTGGAAGCTAAAACAGGCGCGACAAGATATCTGATGAGTGTTCTCGCCAGAGAGCTTGTTGCCAGTGGCGATGTATATAACTCCGGCTACGGGTTATTCCCGCCAGAACAGGCTCGTAAGGACTGGCAAAATGCCCGCAAAAAACTATCCAGGGCAAAGGTGAAGAAACCATCTGTGGTTGATCCTGACCTTATCTGGTCATTACCAGACGGAGAAATACGCCACTACGACAGGCGTCAGAACATAATCTGTAGCGAGTGCCGGAAGAGCGAAGTTATGCAGCGCGTGCTGGCGTTTTATCAGGGGAATTTTCAGGAGGTGGCACAGTGAGCGGGATTGACTACCAGGATTTGGCTGCTGCCAACGCTTTCCTGGCGGATGTGCGGGCAGGGGCGTTTAACGACCTTTGCGCGGCGTTTGTCAGGCACGAAAAAATTGCAGGACTGGGTGATGGCGACACTGTGACGCTTAAGGAAGCGACTGATGCGCTGCTGCACTGT